ATCACCAAGTATTGCTCTTTCAAGCACACCAGGTAATAACATTCTTTGTGTATCTTCTTCTGATAAATAATCGAATATTGCTTTAGGTGCATCTGATAAACCAAACAAAGCAGCACCTGCTAAACTTTTCTTTGGATTTTTAGATATGTAATTTGCTATGGTATTTACACCAGGTAAATCTCTAAATCTTCCTGTTACTCCAAGATTTCTTCTAAAATCTCCTATGAAATCATCACCAAATTTATAACCTGGTGGCACTAATTCTTTGCTTGTGGATGGTTTGCCTCTTAATAGATTTCTTAAATAATTTATACCTTGTCCACCATAATTTTTAGCACCTTGATATAATCCCTTAACTAATTGACCTCTAAAATATCCTGGTCTTGCCTGAACAGATCCGCCTTTAGCATATGATAGACCAGACGTGATCCCCGTTCCACGGCTATCTACTCTACCACCTCTAAACATTGGTCTTCTAAATGTATTCATTATCCAAATATTCCTAACTTACCTAGTACACCGCCAGCTCCTGCAGCTCCTCCTAGGAAGCTAGATAATGGACTTGCTGGTGCTGCGCTTTGTTGATAACCGACTGTTGTTACAGGTAATGCTCCCGGTTGTATCTGTGCTAGTTGTTGTCCTACTAGCCCCAATCTTGTGAATGGTTCAAATGCTGCTTCTCTTGCAGCAATCTGTTGTGCATCTAATTGTGCTTGTGCAAATCCCTGATCAGCCTGACCCATCTGTTGTTGGAATTGTGCAAGACCTTGTCTTGCTGCTAAATCATTTGCTGCCGCTGCTTGTGCTTGTTGAAATCCTTGTTGTAATAATTGTGCTTGTAGTCCTGCTCTACCTAATGCTGCTTGGTTTGCTGCTTCTGTTGCTTGTATACCTTGTCTTGCTCCACCAAAAGCTCCAGCACTTATAGCTGCATCTCTTAATCCTGTTTGTTGTATCGCTTGTTGTCTATCAAACTCTGCAAGTGTGGTATCAATTACCTCTTGTTGGTAAGGTGACATAAAAGGTTGAAATGCTTGTGGTCCAACCAAAGATCCTAATCCTGCTGCTGCAGCTGATGCATCTTTTTGTAGTTGTGTTTGTGCTGCAACTTGTGGATCAAATTTTGTTGTATCTATTTGTTGTCCAATAAGTGGTGTTAATTTTTTAGTAAAGGCTGTAAGCGCGCCTTCTAGTACCGGTGCCGGTAATACCTGTGTTTGTTCTACTGCCATTATGCTCTAGCCTCTAGGTTGTTCATTAAATCATACATACGTTGTGCGCCTTTGTTGACACTACCACCACCTGCTGCTCTGACCGCATCAGCAGTCATCACAAATTCGTTTTTAGACAATCGTGCTGGCACGTCGTCTGCTTTCTCTTTTTTGCCTATTGGCACAAAACCACCGCCTCTTAGATCCATTTCTTTGCCACCAAAGTCTAACATACCACCTTCTGCTAAAGATACAATACCACCTTTTTTTAATCCTAATTCAGCAAATGTCTCCATTATCTCATCTTCTGTAAAGTCATTTACCTCCATAGCAAATCTAATTGCATTTCTTCTAGCCTCTGCAATCGCAGCCTCATCGGCTCCTGCCTGTGCTAGTTCTGCTGCTTCTGTTGCATTAAACTCTCTCAATGCTTTGGTTGCTTCTGTGTAAGCCAGATCTCCTGTACCTTGTGCTGCTGGCACTGCAATTGCTTTACCTAACTCTTTTGCTCCTGCTTTTGTAAATAAAGATCCAGGATCAGATCCAAATCCTGCCATGGTTTCTCTAGCTCCACCTAAAAAATCTGCAGCTTCAGCTAATCCTGTTAATCCTAAATCTTTAGCTTTACCAAAAAATCCTCTAGTGTCTGCTAAATCACTTAATTTATCAGTCCCTATAGGAGCATCTTTTAATGATTGTAATATTCCTGTTTTGTCTGTTGTGAAAGGTCCACCTCTCATACCTCTTAAAGTTTCTCCAGCACTTTCACCTGCTGCTCCTTGACCAGCGCCTGCTCCTGTTAAACCAGCTAACGCTATTGATAAAGCATTTAAATCTTCTGCTTCTGGGTCCGCTAATCCTTGAGCTGCTGCATTTGAAAAAGCTGATACAATACCTCTACTTAATGCAGGGTTTAAACCACCCAACATAAAACCACCAGGTAATAAAAAAGGCACCGCTGCCGATGCAAAAGGTAAGACTCTTCTTAACTCTTTAGGTACAAATTTTCTACTTGCACTGCTAGTAAAACCTAAAAACTCGTCTTTAAGTTTTCTTTGTGCTTGTTTACGCTTTTCGTTTAAATCTGATAATATACCCATAATCTTCTAATTTACTTGTTTTTTGTTCAATCGTCAACGATCCTATATATTAGTTTTATTACCAAAAGCCGATGGGCCCACGATAACATTGACATTTCTTGATATGTCCTCCTGCTTGGTGTCTGTTACCGGGCTGTTCACATCGTCCTCTGCCTCCTTGTCAGACAGGTATTCTCTGCCTGTTTTGAGGTGTTTTATGGTAACTTCCACTCTTGGTTTGTAAACCTTGACTGTTGTACCATTTACTGTCTTTTCTTCGTAGCCTTCTTCTTGCTCTACAAATGGCATTATCTATCCTCCCTGTTAATCTCTAATATAGATGCAATGACATCCACATTACCACTGGTCGCCTGCACCTTTAATATCTCACTTTCTTGCATAATCAAGGGTTCACTTAAAACCTGTTCTTTCTGATTAGCAGATAAATCTATATCATTATCTATCACAAACGCCGTGCCTGATGCATTGGTTAATGTAGCCTTAACGACAGCTGCACCACCATTGTCCTCAGACACTAATAAAGATTTGACGATGGCTCTAGAATTTGATGGCACCGTATACAGGGTTGTAACATCTGTAGTTGTTAAACTAACCTTATCATTCTTGTATATATTTGCCATTAACCTAATCCTAACCAGGTGAATCTCTCCTGGTCCTCTTTTTGTTGTGTCAGATATGTTGAGTTTAATTGTTCTATCAATATGGATAATGCTCTATTTATCTGTCTTTGATTGTCTTCACTATATTCTTTTTTAGGTTCTGGTAATCTTACAACTATCTTTGCCATTATCCTCTCCTTCCGTCTGGTTGTAGGTCCACCTGAAACGTACCAAATCTCCACGATTCGCCGGCCCCTGTGTTTTCTATCTTAATATTTGCATAACGTCCTCTAGCTCTGGTGTCAACCTTTGGGGTTGTGGATGTGATTGTAAAAGGACTAAGTGTTGTTACAGCATCAGAATCTGATGGAAAATCTTTTATAGCTACGGTTATTTGATTGTTGCCTGTCAATACTTTAAAGTTTGGTAAGAATCTACGCATTGCAAGAAATATCTCACTCTGATCTTTTTGTAATGAGAAACTAAATGATTTTATAAAAGAAGTTAAAGCTGTTGTACTTCCGTCAGGAT